GGTCTTGTTCGGAGACGGTGACGTATGTACCGAAACTTAGTTTAGAAATATCGGAGTTGCTAACGACGACGGTTGAAGCGTTAAGCGGGTCAAACTGTGCGGCCTGCTGTGTTACTACCGGGCGGGTCGTAATCTTTGGACGGCGGAAAGTTGCGCCTGCGGTTGGCATTGCGCGTGTACCAATTGCCGATACGAAAGGGCGAATAGGGTTAAGTCCGTCATAAACGCTACCGGTAATAATTTCCGGCAAAATACCCGGGGTACTCTCGGTGTTGATATATGGCGCAACGCCCGGCGCAGCTTCAATACGTGCCGCGTTAATGTTTGCGTTTAGCTGTGCAAAATCTGCACCGCCGCGAACATAACTAGCAATGTATTCAGACGTGCTAGGCAAACGCAATTTACGTGGTTGTGCGTAAATGCTTTGTACTGTTGAAGCTTCAACTACTGCAGGTGTTTCTACTGGGTTTGACATTTCGGTTACTTCCTTTTCTGTGTCCTGTTCTACATTTAACTCTACTTCGTTTTCGTTTTGGTGGATACTTGCGGCCACCCGTTCTACTTTGGCAGCCTCAAAAGCGCCGTAAGGCAATAAAGACAATTCTTGCCATTCTGCCTTGGTAACAATCATGGTGCCGGCTTCGTCAAAACTGAATTCAACCGGGATAGCACCCACGCTAAGACTGTCTAAAACGCCGTCTAGGGCTAGCTGCAGGCTCTCATTACCTAGGGCCGTTTCGCTAATTTTGGCCTCAAACATTACGTAATCGTCAACCTCGGTACGATTCGTGACGACGCCGATAGGCATTTCGGAATTGTGATACAAGTACATTTTGGGTTTTTTACCCTCTAGCGGTAACGACCCTTTTTCAAAACGTACCTTTTGGCCGTCCGATACCACAGCGTCTACCCCGTATTGGATAGCGACGCCGGCAAGGGTACGACGTGGCAGCGCGTCACCTTGCGCGGCGTCTAAAGTCAATTGTTGCGGGGCTAATCTAAGCATTGTTTGTTACCTCTGTTGGTTTAATTTCTTTGCCCGGCTCTAAATCTGCACCGGCTTCATTTAAAATTACACGGGCTTCCTCTGATGTTATTACCTTGTCAACACCCAAATAAATCTTTTGTACAATCTCCGCCAAATTTCTAGCGTCCGAGATTTCCTTATTATCTGACTTATCGCTATATTCGTTTTCTAGGTAACTTTCAATATCAAACATAACCCCGGTGCCACGTGGCAAAACGTTATCCGCGCTAAGTGTTGCTTGTATGCAATCTATGTATGGCTTAACCCCAAAGGTATAAAGGTCACGGCTTGCCTCTGATGATGAGACGTATGAATAATTACCGATACTAACGGACACAAGGTACGCCGGTACGTTTGCAATGCGCGCAATTTCTTTAGCCTGATATTCGGCGGCGTCAATCAACAGCATTTTGTCCGGCGTTGCATTGTTAGGAATTACCTCTACAAATTCGTTCACCGCACTCGTGGCCGACGCAAAACGCGCCTCGTCATAGGCGCTAGCCAAATCGCGCAACTCCTGCGGACTCATTGGCTCACCGCCCACCTGCCGCAAAGTAACGGCCGGCTGCAAACTGCTCGCATTGCGATTACGGGCCTGCTCCAACTTAAGCGCGGTATCTACTGACGTTGCACCGGTGTAAATAAGTCCTTGAATTGGGCTTAAAAACTGTACGCAATCCTCCCAACGAATAGGTAAACCCTGAAACAAAATTTGTTTAGATGGGCCGAACCATACGCCAGTACCTTGTGCTTGGTCTTGTGTTGTAACAATCGCTGCAGGCAAACGAGTAAACGCTGATGGATAGCCCGAACTATCTCTCTCTGTGATGTACCAAAAGGCACGACCATAGAATAGCAAGTCGTCAAAAGTCCACGACAAAATAAAGTTGTTAGTAACGCCTTTGTCAATGCGACGCAACCAACTACGCGGCGCTTCGGCAACCTTTTCCATTTCGTCGCCGTTCCAAATTTCCTTATACATAGTTAAAGGCAAACAACCAATAACACTTGCCATAAGGTCACGGCTACGGGAAATAGTAGGCACCTGCATAAAACGACTTCTCAAAACACCGTCTGAGTACGCAAAGAAATTGCCAATTTGTGACGCACCCGCGTTGCTACCTGCTGCAGCTTTAACAACCTTTGTAGGTTCGGGTTTCTTATTAAAAATGGCCATAGTTTTATTGTGTCACAATCTCAAGGTTTTTGGTGGCACTAGCCGGCGCCGTGCAATCCCCGACGGAAAGCAAGCCGACTAATGCCAAAACAACTTTAACGGTTATTGGTAACAATTACAGGTTTACCCGTCCATTGGGCGCGTGACGCTAAAGCTGCTGCCCAAATCATACACCGGCAAGCCTCTATGGGGCCGGGGCTTCGCAAACTACTAATAGAAATACCGTTTTTTTCGCGTATCAGTACAGCCCGTTCAACGTGGCTGTTTAGTAGTTGTTGGTTGTTGTGGGTTATTTTGTTTTCTAAAATCATGGCCCGGACGGCACCCGTCCATTTTGTTAACTCTTTATAGCCAACAATTACCCGACGCCGTTCATGTTTTGGCGGGCAATGGTTTTCTAATGTTGGCACAATTGCCAGTTTTAAACCCGGGTTATTTGCTATTTCAATGTCCACTAATTGCCATAGTTCCGTAACGCTTTCGGCGACAAAAGCTAAAACAACATGGGTTTTATTATTTACTTGGACTGCGCGCACACCTGTATACGTGCTTTCATCTAACGCCATTTCAACAGCTAACACCCCGCCTGGTGGCGCCTTTTCGTCTGTGCTTAACGCTTCAAATACGCCGGGTGCTAGCCAACCATTAGAAACCGCTTGCCAAAGGTTTACAGACGCGCGTAAAAATGCGCTGCGGTTAGGGCCTTGTGCTTCGCCTTGGATTACGTCCAATTCAATTAGGCCGCCTGCTAAAGCGGGGTTAGCGTATTCCCATGCCTCAACCGTCATAGGGTCAAGTGTTGGCGGTGGGCTGAATTCGGCAAAGTACAAGTTTGTTTTTTCGCCTGTGTCTATTGCTTTTAAACCTTGGTCTCTCCACCTTAAAAGGGCCGTACTTTCCTGTGTACCGGCTGTACTCACCATAAGGCAAAGAGGGTTTTTACGTGCACGTTGAGACGGCAATAAACCTTGGTCTAGTGCTTCCTCTGATATTTGCCATACTTCGTCTGCTGTGATTAGGTCGCAACTGTAACCGTGACCGGCTGCCGGGGTAGCGGCGCGAATATGCCAAACGCTGCCATTAGGCATAGTTACCTTTTGCCGGCCATAAGACCATGAAACCTCTGCACCAAACTTGGCTTCAAGTATCGGGGCAAGGTAATTAAACTGTGCCGCCGTTAAATCCAACTTATGACTAACGCTAATAACGGTTTGCGGTTGGCCGCGTAATTCAGTTTCTTTAGTTAACCAATGACCAATAACGGCGCTAGTCATATGGCTTTTACCGTTCTGTCTAGCCACAGACACAAGGCCAACACGGTGTAACCATTTGCCGTCACTATCAAAAGCCGTTAAACCCTCAACACAATGACGTTGCCACGCCATAAGCGGGGTACCTAAAACCCTCTCCGCAAAGTCTGCTATATCGTCTGTTCGTGAACTGAAACCACTGTGCGTGGTTGTTTCTAATCGGGGTTGATACCGGCCAGTTCGGGCTAGTTCGCTTAAATCCTTATGGGATATAGGATTGTAAGAGACGGGGGCTTCTGTGTCGCTGTGAAAAAAACGCGGAGAGTGATTACCTTTATTTTCCTTATTGGCATTGGGTTTTACGACGTAGTTTCCTGCGTCTCTAGCTGCACGGTATTTGTTGCCACGTGCTGCGTTACAACCACGGCACGCACTTCGTAAGTTATCAAGGCTGTTTACTCCGGGTTGCCCTTGTGGCCACCGGTCAACCTCTACTACATGGTCGGCCTCGGTTGCAGGTTTACCACAATAGAAACAGAACGGGTTTTCTTGTAACAGTATTAGTTTGTTTCGTTTGTATTCTGCTTGGTTGCGTGGCCTACTGCCTTTGTGTTTGCTTGGCATTACTCACGCGCCTACGGCTTGTGCTAGCGCGTCGCTTACGCGCCTTGCTGTTGGTGTTGCTGCGTTAATACTCATGTCGGGTTATGTCCTTGTGCGTTTGTTTGTTATGTGTATATCTAATGCTTACACCACGTAAAGCCTAATGCGTTAAAGCCCCACCCACGGGGTTGCCCTAACCCGTACCCACTTACTTGTATTGGCTGATTATGTTTACAGCCTGCAGCGCCATTGGCCCGGTCACTTCGTCTTGCATGATTACGGGCATAGCACACTACCCACGCTTTCCGTGTGTTACCCAACACCGTGCAACCGGTGTAAGTCTGTGGCTAATCCAACCGCTAGGCGGTGGCTAGAAACTTTATGATTGTTGGCATTTGATTAGGTCGCCATACCTGCACTATGCAAGCTGACAAGTCCAACCGGTCTAACCATTGCTCTTGCTGTTTGCTTAAACGTCCTATGTCGGTTTTAAGTTCTGCGAAAACTAGCACGCCTTTAGGGTTAAGTAGCACCAAGTCGGGGAAACCGCTATTACCTTGTATGTGTGTTGCCCATTGGCCGCGCCTGTTCATTGCGGGTAAATCATGGTGTACGAACCAACCGTAACGGGTAGCAATATCTATAACGCTATTTTTAAATGCGGCTTCGTTCATTGCTTACGCTGCCACAAGATAACAAGCAACGTGCCCCAAAAGCCAAGCACAACGCCAACGATATTAAACATTACGTATGTCATTAGTCTGCTTTACTGCTAGGTAGGGCTTTTAACGCGTCTATCATTTGTGTAGCTTGTTCGGGGCTTAACGTTTCAAGTGTTACCGCGTCGCTATCCAATGTGGCTGCAATGTAATCGTGTAACGCGCTTTCGTCAAAACCCGCGCCTTTAGCCAATGACTTAATAAAATACACTTGTTTTTGGCTTGCGCCTTTGCTGTGTGTGTTGGTTGGCTGTTCGCGTCGGATAGGTGCTATTTGTGCGTCCGGTTTCTTAGAATCTTGGCGGGCTTCTATTTCGTTACGTGAAGCAATGCTTTTGCTAATGCCGAAACCCATATAGCCAAGTGCACGGCCTAACGCGCTAGTCATTCCAACCATAAATTCGCTGTTTTTCGTGTATGGCGTTTTGCCGGGGTATGGTTCGGCTGCGGTGGCAATGCTTGGGATTAGGTCGGCAGCGTCGCGCCAAACGGTAATAGTGCAACGGTAAAAGGTGCTTCCGTCCGGCATGGTTACAACCTCGGCGGCTGTTTCTTGTATGCGTAAATCCGGGTAGCGCTTTAATGCTTCTGCTAGGCGTGTTGGTACGTCTACGTAGTTGTCTATGTTAAATGCCATGTTTGTATGCCGCCTTTTTGCAGGTTCCGGGGTGGAAATATAAAGTACGTTTGTGCGTTTTGTTTGCGTTGTAAGCAAAGGTTGCTACGCCGCATTTGGGGCAAGGTCTCACGTCGGGTTTGTCTTTCATTGTCGGGTTTATATTGCTTTTGGTAACGTACTCATTGCGTGTAACAAGGTTTGTGGAGTTTTAAAACATGGCAACGGCATATAAGGCGCCCAACGGTCAACTTGCATAGTTTCATACAACGTATTCCAACCGCGCAAAACTACCGCCTTGTTTTCTTTGTCTAAGGTTGCTAGCACGTATATTGCGGGCTTGTCAAAATCGCGGGTAAGTAGGCAACCGTCCGGGCGTGGTGTTGTGCGTACTTCGTAACGGCCAACGTCGTTTGCTTTTGGGTTGTACGGTTCGTAACCCCAATAAACGTGTAAATGTTTGGCTAACGCAAATTCACCTAACGCGCCTATTTTGTCGGGCAAAGTGTTTTTAAATTCGCCTTTAAACCTGTCTTGGTGTTGGTTGCTTTTAGCGTTTTCATGGCGTAATTCGGCTACTGCGTATGCGTAGTTTATTTCCGTCGGGCTTAAATAAACAGTTGACATTTAGCCGCCTAAAGCCTCTATTGCTTCGCTAACGGCCTGCCATGCGTCCTGTTGGCCGCTTAAATCTAGGTCTATTGCTACGTGCTTTAAACGTGCAATTAGGTCGGCGTGTTTAGGTTTATACGGAATATGTGCCGGTCTGCATATTTCGTCTATTAAGTCAAATACTGCCATTTGGTGTTTGGCCATTGCGTTTGCTGTTGGGTCTAACATACGTCGGGTTTCCTCACTTAGTCCGTATTCGGGGTAGGGCTGTTCTTGCATTTACTTTGCTGTTCTCCATGGTAGCCAATCGCTGTTACGCCAAATAGCAACCATGGCTTTTGTGTTGGTTGTTGGGTCGTACAGGTCGTCACAAGTTTGCAATATGTCTTTAGCTTGTAACCAACCAATAGGCCAATACTTGTTAGGTAGGCACCAATAACCGTTAATTTGGTAAATGCCGTAACTACCGCCGTTTGTGTCTAAAGCGTTATAGGCGTTGCTTGTACAACGGCTTTCACGGACTGCTACCCGCAATGCTGTTTCTAGTTCGCTAGGCGGCAAACCCTCAGCTAATGCCAACGACGCAACCTGCGTGCAGGTAGTGACCAATGCGGGCAACGTGGTTGTAGTTGTGGTTGGCGGTAGTGAAGCCGGTACAACCTGTGTATTTTCGGTTGGGGCCTGTGCATTACCGGGGCTAAAAACTAATAAAACGCCAATAATTAGCGCTATTGCGCCTGTGGTTATCTTGTGGGTAATCATTTTGCTACTTCCATTTGGTAAGGGTTTCCCCATGTTCCGGTAGCCGGGCTTTTAAAAACTAGTTGTACGTGTAAAACGTCGTTTGTTTGTGGGTCTCTAAAAATTTGTACCATGGCTTTTTGCCCGGTGGCAAGCGAGGTTATAAAACACTCGTAGTTAAAAAACTGTAGTTCGTTCATGGTAAATGGCTTTCCGTCGGTAAAGAAAACCCTAGCGAACGATTGTTACGCGGTTGTGGATACCCCAAATACCGTTTGGAATATGGTTTTTACGGCTTCCGGATTATCTGCCATAGCCGGTGATAGTTCTATATGCCACCAATCGCCACCGGGCGCACCTGTAACGGTTTTGGTTTCATATGCTTTCCACGCTTGACGGTCACAACGCCACGCACGGCCAAACGGTTGTGGCCAATAGTCAATAATCATTTGTACGCCTAGTTTGTTTGCGTTGGCTACCACAACGTCTATAAACGCTTTAGAAACTTTGCGACCCTCTGCTACGCCTTTGGTATCCATTTTGCGGTAGGACAAGTCCATAGCGCGACCTGTTGCGTGTACTGACATTGTGCCGGGCTTTCCTTTAACGTCACGTTGGCCGAATGTGCCATTATTCCAACAAGCACCGTTAGACCATTTGGCCGCTTGCCTTACCCATTCCTCGGTGCCGGCGCGTTTACCTTTTGCGGGGCCGTCGCTGTTACCTATGTAGTCGCGGCTGCCGGGTACTCCGGGTTGGGCTTTAGCCGTCATGTTTAACCCTCGCTTGGTGTGCCGGGTTTGCTTTTTAGTCCATTGGAAGCAACAAGGCCGCTAAGTGTGCCTGTGAGAAACACAAGCAACGTGCTTAGTAAGTCAATTAGTTGCGCGTCTGTTGGTGCCTGTTCGGTTGGTTGGTCTACGAACAAAATGCCGTAGATAAATGCCATAACCGTAAACGAAAAACAAATAGCCATAAGACGGCCAACAAATACGATTAGCCCTGCGTGTTGTTGTTCAGGTGTTTTATTCACAAGAGGCTTTCGTAAAGCATTGGTACTCAATGTTTGTTTTAGAAACTGTGCAACCACTACAACCCCAAACTACAACGGCAATAAATAGCACGTAACCAATCATGTAACGCCATTTCATTAACTTAGTAGCGCGGATACTTCGTCGGCAGTCAATCCAAGTTTCTTTAGCGTCGCGTCTTTGAGTTTTTTCTTGTCGGCTTCCTCTTGACGCCATGCGGCAAATTGTGCAAGGTCTTGTTCGTACTGTTCATTTACTGGTTCAGTCATGGTTCTAACTTTCTGAATATCCGTAAACACGGTAAAAACCTGTGCTTGACGCTGCGAATATAAATGTTAAACCGTCGGTTGCTTCTAGCACGTTATACATGCCACCAAAATTGCTAAAACCTTGGTAGCCGCCGTGGCCTGACCAAGCGGTGTAAGAACCGGTGTTTGTTGGGTCGTACACGGTTATTGAAACGCCGTCGCCAGTAGTGCCCGAGCCAACAATAAGACCCGCGCTTGTTGCGGCGTTATAGCCGGTTGTCGTTACCGTTCCGCCGCTGTTAACCCTTGTTCGGGCGGCGTAATAGTTAGCCGCTGTACGCGCTGTTCCCGCATTGTTTACACGGAAAGTAACTTCGCTATCGCCAGAGCCGCCAGATGTTACGTCTAACAAAACAACATAGTTTTTGTAGGTGCTAGTAAAAACACCAGCCGCCATTCCAACGGTTGTTTGTGCCGTAAACGTGGCGCCTGTGACATACCTAAGACCTGGTGTTGTCCCAACAGATTGCCATGCCGCGCCGTCGTAGTATTGCGTTGTATTAGTTGCTTCAATGTAAGCAAACTGCCCTTCGGCAAGCACCTTTTCACCGGTTCCACCAAAAGCCGCGTCACGCGTAACCGTCGTAGCAAAGACCGGTATACCCGTATTTATTTGTGTTTGCTGTTCTGCTGTGAGTACCTGACCTGCGGTAAATGCCGGTACTGCTATTTGTGCGTTTGCTCCCATAGTGCCCCTATCCTAAAACATTAAGTGCGTCAAGTGTGCCATACGTTGTGTCGTCTAAAATTAGCTCATAAACAATGGTTGTAGGGCTTGTAAACAAGGCTACGCGGTGCCCGTTTAACGTAATGGTATGTTCTATGCCCTCTACGCTTAACTCTTGGGCAAGGGTCATAGTCGTATTACCTGTTACAAATTGTTTTTCTATGGTTATGGTGTCGTTAATGTCAATAACGGCCACGGTGTCGCGTTGGGCGTTGGTAAGGGAACCGAATACGGTTTCTACGCTGTTGTAGCGGGCTTCCGGGTATGGGTCTAAAAGGTAGGTTGCCGCCGCCGCTAGTTCTATGTCGTCTAAAAGGCTGTTTGTAATGCTGTTTGTTTGAATAAAAAACGCGGCTTGGCTAGCTAAATCCTCGGCGGTTTCTATTGCTGTACCTAGGTTTTCTATTAGTACGCGATTAGTTACTTGGTCAGCTTCAAACGTAATACCTAAGCCGTCGTAGGGTATTTGGGTGCCGTCGTCGTGAAAGTCGGCAACGCTGCCGGAAAGGGTAGTACCCGTCCTTGGGGTAAAGGTCAGCACTCCCGCACGTGACACAAACAAACGGCCAAATTCTGCGGTTTGGTTTATTTGGGTTAGGTAACTTAAAACGTTTGTACCTGAGGGCACGGTGTAAGCGGCGGCGTGGCCTAGGTCTACGGTTCCCGGGTCAATGTTTCGTGCCGCGCCGGTTGGGTAGTTCACTTCGGGTAGGTCTAAAACGGTTTCTATGCGTTGGCCGCTTGTTTCTACGTTTACGTTTAATTCGTCCATATAGGTTTGACTAAGCAAATAGAAATTGTCGGCGCAATAAACTATTACTTGGTCTAAACCGTCTAACGAAAAATTGTATTCATAATTGACAATTCGGCCACGGTACAAGTATTCGGGGTTGTCGTTGTCGTCGTAGCGGATTAGTTCCACGGCGCGCAATGGGGCTAAACCCGGTAACGCTTCCGGTGTGTTGTAGTACGGGCTGTTGTCGTCAAACGGGTTAAATACGCTATCTACGTCGTTAATAGTAAATGACATTGTGCCGGCAGCGAATTGGTCGCCTTGGTCACGTCTGCCGCGTCGTACGTTTATTTGTGTTGCGCTTGCGGTTATGTCTGCAAAATCGGTTGTAGGGCCTAGCGGAAATGTTCCGTCTAATAGGCCTTTTATGTCGCTGTCTAGTTGAAATGACCCGACGTCGTAACCGGTGTCTACGCGTAGCGCATAGTTGCCGGCTTGGGCTATTGCGCTGCCGGGCATTATCTAAACCCTGCTATTGGTAAATCTAATGGGCCGTTTTGGCGCGCAAAGGCGCGTAGGCCGTCGTTGGTTACTTTGCCTATTTCGGCTGCTGTAGCTAATCCGCCTTGCACGTTTACGGTGTAGTTGGTTGTGCCACCGCGTGCCGCGCGCGCTTCCGCGACGCTTTGTGCTTCTGTCTTGGTTGGGGCAGGTGGCGCAATAGTTTGGCCTGCCGTTATTTTGGTAAATGAAATGTCCGTTTGTGCTTGCCCTAACAAATTCTCTAAGCGCTTAGTTGTTAAATTTGGGTTTTTAAGTATCTTTTCATATTTGGCTAAAACGCTTTCAAGCCCTGCTACTAGTGCGGTGCCTTGGTCTACGCCCGCTTGGTAAAAACGGCCTGCACTATCTAGGCCTAATTTGTCTGCTACTTCTTGGACGGTAGAAACAAGCGCGTTAACTCCGTTAGGGCCTGTAATTGCTTCTTGGCCGCCTGCCACTAGTTCGGCTGCGATAGTTGCGCCGGCTTCCGCGCCTGCGTCTAATACGGCTGTTAGTGCGTCTTGACTAAGGCCACGCTTTAAAAGTAAATCTACATTGGTTGCGTATTCTTTTACCCCGGCTACTTGGTCTTTAAGCCCTGCTAAAAATCCGCCGCCAGTTTCTACGCCTGCTTCTTTAGCGTCACTAAAACTAAATCCTGCTTTAATGCCGTCGGCAACGCTTTGCCCAAAATCGGTAAAGGCGTCTTGTGCGTCCTCTAATTGGTTTTTTGCTTCGTCTAATGCGTCTGCCAATTTGTCGTTTATAACGTCGTATAGTTCGTTTATTGCTTTTGAAGCGCCGCCCGTTTCCTCTTGTTGTTCGCGCAATTTACGGTTAAATTCGCCGGCGGCGTCAGCAACGCGCATTGTTTGTTGGGCAGACATTCTTAAATTTTCGTTATATGCGCCCGTTGCTTTATCTTCCTCAAACACACGGCGCAACGTTGTTAAACCTAACCAAGCTGCGCGTAAAGGGTTTTGCATTTTGCTTAAAAAAGTTGTAAATGCGCTTATTTCGTTACTGCTGTTTTTAACTGGGGTAGGTAACTTGTTAAATTGTTGCGCTAAAAAGTTAACGTTTGCGGTAGCGGTTTTAGCCTGCTCAATAAATGCGGCGCCAAATTTGGCTTGTAGGTCTTTGAATGTTGCCGACAATGTGCGCGTGCTGTTAGCGAGGCCGTCGCTTGTGCGCATAAAGTCGCCTTGCGCGTCGCCTGTTTGTTTATAGATAGCGGATTGCGCGGCCAAAATCTTTTGTTGTGCTGTTAGCGCGCCTTTGCCGTCATAAATGCCAAGGGTCATTGCCTCTTGTTTTAGCGTTGCGTCGTTAAGCAAAACACCGAAACGGCGCAAAGGTTCAGCTTCACCGCGCAACGCCGCACCAATAGCTTGTACGGCTTCCTCCGGCGTAGTGTTATTAAACGACGCTAGGTCAGTAGCGAGGGTTGTAAAATCGTTGCTAAATACTGCAAGGTCAGTACCGGCTAAACCGGCTGCTTTACCAAACGTTCCGAAAACCCCGGCAGCTTCTAAAACGGATTGTTTAGACTGGCCAAGGTTTTTAGCCGCGCTGTTTGCAAACTTTTCAACCTCACGCGCACCACGCCCAAACACTACGTTTACTTTGCTTAAACTTTCCTCCATGTTTGAAGCCGCCGCAATGGCAGGCCCAATAACACTTTTAACGGTGCCTAACGCAAGACTAAAACCGCCAACCGCGCCCGCAACCGTTTTAGCACTAGTACCAAACGCTTTAAGTTGTTTGTCGGCAGCCTGTACCCCGGTATTAACAAACGAGGTAATAATAGGTATGTTAATTGCCACTATTTGTACCTCTGTTTAAGCTGTTGGTTTGTTTTCTTTTCAACGTCGTCTATAACAGACTGTACTTCCTTTTGCACGGCAGGCTTGTTATTTTCTACCGTTTTGTCAATTACGCGCGGTTGTTCACCGCCACCGGAAACGTCAAGGTTTGCCACAAATAAGCCTTGTGTATGTCGCCCGGCATGGTCATAAATAGAGCCGGCAGCGTCGCGCTGTTGAACAGTCATAAGGCGATATGGTTTAGCGCCAAAGGGTATTTGGTCAGTATGTGTTGCCACGCCGTCGGTGTAACGCGTGAAGTTTACGTACCGTTCTTTTGTGGCACGTGAACCAACTTTTACGTTAAAGCCTTTGTTTACGGTTGCGGTATTCCATCTAATCTCACGGCCTTTAATAAGCGTGCCACGGTTCATGCCCGATAGCGGGGCACCTTTAACGCCTACAACGGTTGTAACCATTTGCCGGGCTTCGGTAATCATGATGTCACCGGCGCGCTTAATTCGTTTAGTAACGTCGCGCCTATACGTTGGGTCTATTTTGTTTAATAGCGCTAAGGTTCGGTCTATACCTTGAACCTCTAAAATTGGTTTTGATTGCGCCACGGTTGTTACCTTTTGTTTCGTTCTCCCAAAACTTTAGCCACCGTTGCTAAATCTTGTGTGTCAAACGTAGCGCTATACCAATGCGGCGCCCACCCTGTTGCTATTAACAGTTCGGCTAGTTGCCGTCGGTAAGTGCCGCTTGGGTAGGGTTTGGGGCCTCTTGCGCGGTTACCTCAATGTTGATTATTTGTTTGCAATAAAGGTCAAACTCTGACGGCACCACAATCTTGGCTTGTTTGCTTGCTTCCCACGCTAGGTAAAGCAAATCTTCTACACCAATGCCGTTAGCCATGTCTGCCGCTTTGCGTTTAAAGCGCCGTTCCCACAAAACAATGGTAAACAAGTTGGTGTTTACTTGGTATGTGCCCTCTGCGTTTGTTACTTCAAGGGTTAGTTGCATGTTGCCTACTTTCGTGTCGGGCCGATTAGTTCGGCGCTAGTTATGGGGTTATGTCTGCGGTGTAAACGCCGCCAGTAAACGTAATGTCAATGGTTGACAATTCGCCCAATGAAGCGTTGACAATTGGCAGGGTTTCAAGATAACAGCCCGTCAATGTAAAGCCGGGGTTAGTTGGGCCGTCTGCCGCGGTAGTTGGTTTAATAATTACCGTCGTTGTTGTGCCGATAAGAGATTTTAAAATGTCGTAGGTTTCCGAACCAATGTAACTTTGGTACATGGTGACGGTCACTTCGTTGTTTTGCAATCCTGTTGTGTAACTGCGGGCCGTGTTGCCAAATGAGGTTTGCTCTAGGGCTTCACTCACGCGGGTAAGGGTTGCCGACGTTGTTTGGTCTGACATGTCCGTTCCCGCAATGGTTACTTGAGGGTTGGCGAGATAAAACGAGGTAGGCATTATGCGGTAGCCACTGAATAGGTGCCGCCAGTGAACGTTACGTCAATGGTTGACAATTCGCCCAATGAAGCGTTAACAATTGGCAAGGTTTCAAGATATGCGCCAGTGATGGTAAACAATGGGTTGGTTGCAGTTGTTGCCCCGGTAACTGGCTTTAGCGTAATGTTCGTCGTTGTTCCTACAAGGCCCGAAAGTGTTGCGTAGGTTTCTGTGGCTGCGTAACTCTGATAAAGGGTAATGGTCACTTCATTGTTTTGTAGTCCACCGGTGTAGGTTCGGGCGGTTGCGCCAAAGGCGGTAACTTCCAAACTTTCGGTAACACGGTTAAGGGTTGCCGACGTGCATTGGTCGGAACAATCCACCGCGTTAATTGTTACAACTGGGTTTGATAAATAAGTAAAAGCCATAGTTAATCCTCGCTTGTGTCTGTGTCTTTTTTAGCACCTTTTGGCGCTTTATGTGTGGATATGAAACCGCCACTAAGTAGCGCCTCAACGTTTACGCCAGTTGCAGCTGCCGCGTCGGCGTCAAACTCTGAACCTACTTCGCCTAAACGTTCGCTGTTTACAATGTACTTTGCCATGGTTTTTCCTAACTTGTTTGGGCTTGCATTTCAATAGTTAAATCATAGGCGGCTAGCTCGCTGCCACCGATTATGGCAATAGTAGGGCGTCCGTCTGTTACCGCAACGTTTTTAGCTAAGACTTTTGCCGCCATGTTCATAAGGCTACGTTGGGCGTCTAAGTTGCCGGGGCCAAGCGTTATAAGGCGTACGGGAAAAGTTAGTTTTACAATGTTGCGGTTAAACGCTACGAAACTTGGCGCGTCAATAAAGGCGCAAGGCGGGACGATATTGCGCGGGTCGTTTACAACCTGCAGCCCTGTAATGGTCTGTAACGTGGTTGTAAGCCCGTCTAAGGCGGTGTTAAATAGGTCGGTGTATGCTACGGGCATTACGCTACCGCGGGTCTGTCAACGCCTAATAGTTGTTTAATCATTGGGCTAAGGCCCATGCTTCCACCGGCAGCTAATCCGTCAAAACTGGCAAAATCTGTTACTGACCCACGCTGCCTGTATAAGAAACCGGCATAAGCAATAGTGCCAAGTAGTACCGACTGGTTAGGTACGGTGCTTAGGCTTTCGTTGCGGTAGCCCGCTTCGGCTCTGCGCCTGTACGCAAATTCGTTGGCGGCCTGCCTGCATTGGGTTATAAAGGATTGGTCGGCGCTTGTAGCGGTTCCTATTCCTAGCCAATCCTCTACCTGTGCGTCGGTTGTTACCCACGTACATTGTGGGGTAGTAGTCAACGTGCCTGTAGCTGCGACAATGTTTACGTTTGCAGCCGTTTTAGCAAATAGCACTTGGTTTTGTATTGGGGCTTCAATGTCGTAATGCAAGAAACCTTGTTCGTCTACGCCGGTGTAGTAATACTGTGGCAACTCACGCACCGTATAGGTACCGTTAAAAGTCGCGTCAACACCCGCAATAGTTACGGACTGACCAACCTCTAAAGGGTCTGCGTTAGTTAGTAGTACTACAACCGCGTAGTTATCGGTTAAATACTTTTGTGTGACCGAATAGACGGCCATAAAGGCCTACCTTTCGGTTATCAGACGAACTTAACAAACTTGGTTGCGTCTGCCATAAAGCCGGCAGCGTAACCACGGAAAGCAATCGTACGGCCCATTGTTGCCGGTACTTCAACGCTGATAGCGCCTTTTTGCTGTTCGTAGAATTCAAAGCCTGCGGCAGGGCCTGCAGCGTGACCCATGAAAGAGCCGGGCGCGTTTTTGTCAACGACCAACACCAACCCAAGCGGGTTGCCGTTCCATGAAGTAGCTGACGAATTGCCGGCAGCGTTTTGACCCATAAGGTTAGGTGCGCCTGTGTATGGGAATACCGGGCGGTTTTGGTCGTCGGTTGAAGCGGCGAGGGCTGCCCAACTTGCAGGCGTTACAAACATATGTGTAGGCAAGTAGTTAGACGTTTCCGAAATTTGGCGGGCGCCGTCGTAAATTGCTGCAACCCAATCGGCACCTACTGCGGTGTCGGCCACGCTTGCGGTTTGTGTAATTGCTGCATGGCAAGTGTCTACGGCGTAGTTGTCGGTTGCTTGTCCGTATGCGATAGCCAACTGGTTAAGAATAATGTCAATTGACGACGGGTCACTCCAGTCAAGGTCTTGTTCGGAGACGGTGACGTATGTTCCAAAACTTAGTTTTGAAATATCGGAGTTGCTAACCACAACGGTTGAAGCGTTAAGCGGGTCAAACTGTGCGGCCTGCTGTGTTACTACCGGGCGGGTCGTAATCTTTGGACGGCGGAAAGTTGCGCCTGCTGTTGGCATTGCGCGTGTACCGATAGCCGACACAAACGGACGAATAGGGTTAAGCCCGTCATAAACGCTACCGGTAATAATTTCCGGCAAGATACCCGGAGTACTCTCGGTGTTGATATATGGCGCAACGCCCGGCGCTGCTTCAATACGTGCCGCGTTAATGTTTGCGTTTAGTTGTGCAAAATCTGCACCGCCGCGCACATAACTAGCAATGTATTCCGACGTGCTAGGCAAACGCAATTTACGTGGTTGTGCGTAAATGCTTTGTACTGTTGAAGCCTCAACAACTGCAGGTGTTTCTACTGGGTTTGACATTTCGGTTACTTCCTTTTCTGTGTCCTGTTCACTATTTAACTCTACTTCGTTTTCGTTTTGGTGGATACTTGCGGCCACCCGTTCTACCTTGGCAGCTTCAAACGCGCCATAAGGCAATAAAGACAATTCCTGCCATTCGGCCTTGGTAACAATCATGGTGCCGGCTTCGTCAAAACTGAATTCAACCGGGATAGCCCCAACGGAAAGGCTATCTAAAACGCCGTCTAGGGCTAGTTGCAGACTCTCATTACCTAGGGCTGTTTCGCTAATTTTGGCTTCAAACATTACGAAATCGTCAACCTCGGTACGGTTCGTGACGACGCCTATAGGCATTTCGGAATTGTGGTACAAATACATTTTGGGTTTTTTACCCTCTAGCGGTAAC